AAGGACATGCCTTTGTGCTCAATAAGGTCGTTCAGTTCACTCGCGTCTTCTGGTAGTTCGTAATAGCTTGTTGAGCCGCCGTCGGATTTGATAGGTGAAAGACCGTGGACGGCGAAATCGCCTAAATAGGTGGTTTGCCCTTTGTTCGGCGTAGATTTATCGAACTCTCCGCGCGCGATTTCGCGGTCAATCTTTGCGTCTGGCACCATCACACTTCCTCCCTCACCTTACGCTTTGGCCCTTCAAATTTCTCTGTCACAGGTCCGTCGCTCAACAAGCTGCGCAGCGCTGACAATTTATCTTCCACAAGCGGACGGAATCGGCTCGCAGCAAACGGTGGGTTTTCGTATCCAAATTGTGGGCAGATTCCACGATCAACGCCCTTGAGCCGAACGCCGATATAAGATCCATGAATGTAATGCTCAAAAGGCCCGATCCAAGCAATCTCGTAAATCTCACCTTCCTTGACCTCAAGATATTGCTCAAAGCCAACGACTGAATCGATGCAGACAACTTTCTGCCCGAAGTGGAATTGGTTCATGGAGCCTCCCCCAGCATTTCTAGCGCTTTCGTATAACGAGCACGCCTGTCAGCATCATCGCTAGAAGCACGAAGATTGTCTCGCAGATCAGCTATTTTGACCGGCCTTGCGATAGGGTTTAAACAAGCACGCTTCACATAGACGAAATAATCCTCGTCATCCCGACGGGTAATTGCGTTCAGAGCAAGTACGATGTCGTCATCAAAACCGAATGAATAAATATCATTCAGCGACGTGTCTGTGTCTTCAATCAAATCGTGCATTACGCCGACGATCTGCGTTTCAGCGGTTGTTTGAGCCAACATCACGCGGATCGGGTGAAAAATATAAGGCTCGCCGTTTTTGTCCAACTGCCCCATGTGAGCCGCAGATGCCACGGCGATTGCTGTTTCAATGTTGCTCATGTGCTTCTCCTGCTGGCGTTGCTTTAATGCTTCGATACTCAACTGCCACATCGTGCAGTCCGGCACGAGCTATTCCCATCTTCATTCCGCCGCTGATACCACGATCAATGTAAACAACGCATTTCGTTGCCACGCGATACCAGGCAACGCCAGCTTCGATTCCTAACGATCGTTCATCGGGCTGCATATCGTCCAGCACTTGCGTGTGTAGCAAATGGCTAGCAATCGGTGCCTCGCCTCGCCGCAGGCTGTCTAAGAGGCACACTCGTGCATATGCTATGTTGGCTTTCACGTCGCCGCTGTAAGGCGTTTCGATGATGGTGAGGTCGGCAGGCTTCTTGACGGGTGGCCGAGTGTCTATGAAATATGTGTCTATCCAGATGCCGTCGTGGTCTTTGGTGCTTAGTGCGATTCCGTCAGCCCGTAGCGTAACGCGCGTAACCGGCTCTGCTATGGAGCGCCCTTCAACAGCTGCACGCGCAGCTTTGTCTTCTGCTTCTTCAAGCATATTCTCTCCTCATGTTGTGGTGTTACGCCGCTTGGTGGGCGGCTTATATGGTATTTAATGGTATCGTATGATACCATATATTGTGTTATCAACGACTCTAGGACTTATTTTGATGATTAAAAAGTACACACATCCTTTCTACAAGGATGTCTATTTTACAATCAGCCCATCTGTCGTACCAGAGGGATACACAGATAGTGGTATGAGCGGGGCACAGTATTCGGAAGAAGACTTGATTTCTTATTGGGTCAATACTGACGGTATCTATCATTGCTACGATCACCATCTGCATCTTCGCGGATCATTGAAATGTAGTGTTCAATGGTTCAGACATGAATCAGAACTAGTAGTGCCTCAGAATGAGAGGTGGCCTTAAGCCACCATCCTCTCGCTCGCCGCATTATCATTAGCAGCCGCATACTTTCCCGCGACCATCTCGGGCCGGAGAATATCGCGACCAACTTCACCGAACTGTTTGCTGTAGGTTATTCGCTTAGCTGATCGGCCTGACAGCCAGCCGCCGCCAGCTGCATAAGCATCTGGTGCCGCAAGCGTTTCATGCTGCTCGACATACATCAGCGTACCTTTTCTGGCATCGTCGCTGTGTCTGTGTCCGATATGCACGTAGGCTTGTAGTGAGCGGCCAAACATGCTGCGGAACATTCTGGCAATCGTGCCTTCAATATTTCCCACGCCTCGCTTATGTCCATGGTGATAGGCAAGCATCGTGCTGCCCCACTCGAAAGCGTAGTATAGCGACGGTGAATTATCGACAGTTATGCGCGGCTCGTTCTCGTACATAACGGCGAGCATTTCACGAAGCCATGCAGATGAGGCTGGGTCGTGATTACCCGAAGCCATCACGACATGAACCCGCTCGTGCTTTTGCAACAGCATATCGATGATGCGGCGGATTGTACGGATCACAATGCGAATTACTTTTTGCAGTCTGCTATCTGCGTCCAAAACATGTTTGTGGGCAGGCGTAACGCTTTCAAGCGCATCGTGGTGCATCAGGTCGCCGAGCTGCGCCAGAATGGCCGTGTGAGCGTCGGGAGCCTGTGCCACAGCCGCAGAGAACCAATCGAGCAACAACTGCTCAGCAATCCGCAGATCGTAATCGCTGCCAGTTTCTTCGCGCCACGACATCATTCCGAAATGGTTGTCAGTGATCGTGAACTGATTTAACAGATCCTCGCGACAGCCCTTCGGAGCCGGCATGATAGATACGCGCGGCAGATCTTCTTTAAGCGCTTCAACCATGGCCATCATTGCGGCGCGCTGCTGGTCGGCGTCCGCACGCTCCATTATATGCTGTGTGACGATGCGACCTTCGCTGTTAACGAGCGTCGTCTTGCCTTTAACCGCCAGACCAGTAGTGGCTTCATAAACAGGGCCAGCCTCTTTCGTCTGGCGCATGTAGGTGCCGTTAGGCGTCTCGGTCAGGCTTTTGATTGCATAGCCGGGTAGTGTTTCCTTTGGTCCCATCAGCCCGAGCTCAGCCGCGCGTTTGATGCTGTCGTGAAACGCAGACTTCTTGACACCGCAAGCTGTTGCAGCCTTCGTTATCGTGCCGTGCTGCTGATACGCAGCAACACGGCGGGCTAGTTCTTGTTTTGAGAGCATTTAGTGTCCTCTGGCAGCAATCATGGCGTCAGCGTATTCGTAGGCTTTCGCAGCTTGAGTATGAGGATGGAGATGCGCCAATGCCTTGCTATTCAACATCCCCTGCAACGCCTGTCCCGCAAAATGATCGCGTATTGTCAGGCCCTCATGCAGGCTGCCAATGCCGAACCCTTGCGGGCTTTGCCATGTAAGGAATGGGTGAGCAGGCCCACCCGTGTTTACGCGCGCACCCGCGCCCTGTGCCTGTTCAGACATACAGTCTCCTCGTGTTGGTAGGTTCTGCTTGGTGGCAGAGTCGGATTGGTTGTCCGACGCAAAGGATGGAAAGAGTCTCGAGACGATGTGTCAAGAGGCATTTTCACAATTTTTCATTGTGGCTGAAGTGAAACGGGCGTCAAGCACAAAAAAAGAGCGGCCCGAAGACCGCTCGCAATCGTATTAGTTGAAAGAAATTTTATCAAAGATCAACAGGCTTGCCGGATTCTTCTTCTTCCAGCGTCACCGCAACATCGGCGTTCGCAGAAAGACGAACCTGCTTATCGCTTTCAATATCTGCGACGAAACCAATCTCGATGTAATGGTGATGATCTTGATGCGACGCCGAATTATCAGTCTTCTTAAGCTTGATGCGGTTACCCTCTAAACGATCAACCGTCCCAATGTGTACGCCATCGGCACCAATGACTTCCATATTTTCGTGAATTCTATGCTGCATGATGAATCTCCCTGAACACCGATCGGTTCTAAGAGTTTACATAGCGCCAAAACGCGTTACGGCTATGACTTGCAGCGAAAGAATTATGATCGCGCCCGCGTAGTCTTTTGCTCAAACACACGATCCATGCGCTCGGTGAGTCCATCGATGCGATTTGCAACGCTTTCAATGGCGCGCATGATCTGCGAGGTTTGTTCCTGCATCCCAGCCTTTGTGGCAAAAGTCTCAGCTGCACGTAGCTTATAGTCTGAAAGCTCCTGACGCGTCAGTGCGGCAAGCGCTGTGGCTGCTTCGGCTTTGGCTGCGCACTCCGAGCGCACCGTCTTGATGTGCCCTTCGATGTATTTCCAAAGGCCAAACAGGAAGCCAAACAGCATCACTATAAAGCCGACAACGCCCATGATTTCAGCGCCGGTCATTTCTCTTTATCCATCAGTTCGTTCATTGCCGCATTCCTCAAGGCCATACCCCGCATAGCTTTTCCATTTTCTCATTCTCGGCCAGGATCTGGCGCTTGGTTTCTGACGTATCGTCGTGGCTGGCATATATCGCCCGCGCCACATCACAGTAATTACCGCTTGCCGCGCATCCACTTAGCAAGCCGAGCGTCAACAGCGCTGTCATCAAGACGGCTGACTTCATTTTCTATCTTCCGTGCTTTGGTTGCGGATTGTGCGTCACGCGCAGTCTGGGCTGTTTTGCTGTCAGACCGGCCTTTAAGGTACGCGCTGACAAGGACGGCCAGCGCAGCAGCGATTGCCACGGCGTAGCCTGTCAGCTTGGAGCGGAGGGCAAGGAGGAGGGTCATGTCTGCTCTCCTGTAAGAAGCCCCGTAAGAAGCAAGGACTTATCACTGTCGCGTTCGCGGCGGATCAGATACCCGTCGCGGGTTTCGGTGATGCCTTTGGCGAGAGTTAGGCGAGCATCAGTCCAGCTTTGAACCTTGCCTCCGATCGTGACGTCAACGGTATGCGCATCCGTGTCGTAATCAATTACGATTCTCACGCCGCCACCCTCTTCAGCTCGAGCCTGCCTGTATGCCAGAGCCAGAAACCGCCACCCAAGGCCACAACGATCAAAGCAACCGTCAGGAAAGCCCAAGGGTTCGAAACCGCACCAATGAGGCCGGTCACAAACGTACCACCGCCAGCCGCGACGATGGTCTGCACCGTCTTATCCTTGAGCAGAGGCACGTCATCAGGTTTGGCGTCTTCAACAGCGACCGCTTTCATTTCCCGCGCCGCAGTCAAGCTGTCGAGAAAGTTGCGATAATAACCGGCGATAAGCGTAGCTTTGTCGGTGCCGTTAACAATGGCACGCGCTCCTTCCGGATCAGCTTTGCCTTCACCAAAATAATCCGCGAGCTTACGACCGGTGAACTTGCCCAGCACCATGCCTTCAAACAGGATGCGGATTGCCGTGGCTAACTCCAGCGCCTTCTCTGGCGCATCGGCAATGCCGAACTTCTTATAGTTATCCTCGCCAGTGATCTGAGGCAGGCCGCGTCCGCGATAAAGCCAGCCATCATTAGCATTATCGTTGCCCATGCGTCCGCCATAGACCTTATTTGCAAGGGCCTGCGGATTCTTAACGTAAGGCTGGGCACTGGCTACGGTTGGGAATCGCGTTGGCCATGTCTTCCGAATTTGCGCCGCAGTGGTGTAGTTCAGATTTTCAACAACCGGCTGCATCTTGCCGCCAGTCTCGTGAAACACAGTCGCAAGGATATAAGCGATCTGCTCGTCCGGCAAATTACGGCGCTCGGCTTCGGCCAAGATAGCAGATGTGCCATCAACCTGAGCTTGGCTCAGGCGGCCGCCAAAAGGCGCGCGCCTCGCATACGCGAAGAACGTTGTTTTGTTCATTTGATTGTCCTTGGAATTTAGACGAGCGAAAGCCGCGCGTTTAAGCGTCGCTTCAGCTCTTTTCTGTCAGCAAAAGAAAAGGCCCGTCGATTGCAGGCCTTGTTTTTATTTTCTTTTTTTGCTGATAGTGGTTTGCGGTGCCGGGCGGCACCTAGGGGGATTCATGAATTACACAACGGCTGTTTTAATTGGCGCTGCACTTGGCATTATCCAATTTGCAATTTCGTCTCAGAAAAAACCGACAAGGAATGGCCATCCCATTCAAACGCTGGTCGTCATGGTTTTCATCGGCGGACTAATCTACGGGACGATCATTTGGCTCGTTGCCAAACTGTTTTAGTCCCCTCGCCTGCTGGCACGGTTTGGCACATTTTGATTTTTACTATTTGTGATCAACGTCCTCTTGAAATTGCGGACACTCGAAATAAAATTAGAGCCGTCATCCCGGTATAATTCGTTCGATCAAATGGAGGTTTCGATGAGCGACCGTTTGTTTGACAGTCCTGTTTTTGTTAAGGACGGACCTTACCTAATCCGCGAAATTGCAAGCGTTGATGATGCAATTGATTTTTTATACGAGTGGCCCGAATATAACCGTGGCCTCGTTTACGAAACCGCTTGGAAAGCGTGCTGCGACAGCCACGATGGCATCAAACCAATGAAAGTGGCAGAGAGCGCCATTCGAGGTTTTGCGAAGAAGCGCGGAATTCTCGAAGAACCAGAAGTCGCGCTTCCATGGATGAAGGGCAAAAAATCAGGAGGCGGCCGAGTACAGGCTTGAAGACGCATCATGATTTGGTTTCTGATAATTGAAGCAGCTATTCTCGCTACACTTTCGTATGTGGTGGCTTTAATCGGCTGGAAAGAGATCAGGTATTACTTGAACAACCGTCGTAAATTATAGCCCACG